TTGCGTGCGTCATTGCCGGAGTAACCCTTGGTGACGATGGGCCACTGCTGCTTGAAGTAGCGGCTCAGCGGGGGCAGCTCCGACTCTTTGACGTAGCGAAAAATCGGGTAGCAGTGGCAGTGGATGTGGTACTTCTTGATGACATCGTCATCGCCCAGACCGGCCGTTGCCTCGCTCTTGAAGACGAAGCCGCGGCTTGCGAGCATCGAGCAGAATGCACAGGGGTTCGGGCCGGTGCCCCGGGCCACGGCAAGAACGAGCCTGTCGCTCTTAATGGCGCCGATGATGGCATCGCGGCCGGCATCCATGCCTGCGGCATCGACGGTGCCGGATCCGATGGATCCGGCGGTCGCATGTGCGTCCTCGATCCCGGTGACTGCCTCGTCCGGAGAGATGTCCGGATTGGAGCGCAGGGACTTGACCTTGGCAGCGGTGTCCTGGATGGCCTGCTTCCTGAGCAGGTCACGGTAGGCGTCGTCCACTTCCTCGGCGGTGTAGTCCTGCGGCCAGTCGTACTTGTCGACCGACACGGAGACGCTGTCATTGGTGCCCGCCTTGTCCAGGAGATCCTGGATCAGGGGTTCGACCTCGACGTCGTCCAGGTGGATCGCATCGGGGACCGCATCCGGGGGGATGGAGGCCAACTGCTCCTCGAACCATCGGATGTCGGGATCTGGGCTGCGGGTGCGGGGGGAAGGCAGCGCCGCGACGTCCAGGGCGGTGTCGCGGAAGTTCTTCCGCAGGTCGCCCAGCGTAGCGCTGCGGGTGGAGGGGGGAGATCCTTCGGGCGCCCCGAGGGTGCGCCCTGTCTCCAGTGCCCGGACCAGCTGGTAGTGCGTGACTGCCAGCCGCCGGGAAATCTTCCGGATGGCGATGATGACCTTCAGGGAGTTCGCCAGCCATGAGCCGGCCGTGTCCATGGTGTTCAGGGCGGAGACGGCCCGCCATTCGGCGAGGGCGATAAAGGCGGCGGCGAATCCGAGGCGGGCCTGTGCGGCCTGGTGAAGCCGCTCAATCGCCAGGACCTCATCAGCCGTTGCCATTCACTACCGGTTTCTTCTGCGTGCCGTTCGGGGAGGTCGGCTTGGGTCCATTGGATCCGGCGGGGCCATTGGATACCTTCTGGGCCCGGGAGGCGGTGGCCTGTGCCAGCTTCACGTCCATTTGCATCTGGTCCTGGATCTGCTCCTCGTGGAGCTGGTCCCAGTCGTCCAGCATGCCGTTGGTGACGCCAGGGATCATGGGCCACAGGCCCTTGCGCGGGACGTCGAGCATCTGGGCGGCCTTGCCGAGGGCGTCCATCATGACGGCGACCGTCTTGGTGGTCTGGTCACGCCAGCGGACCTCGCCGCCGTAGGACTCGGCGCCGGCCGTGTCGCCTGCAGCCAGGGCCCCGGTGCGCAGCAGCTCCTCGTGGGACTCGCCCAGGGTGACGTGCAGCGAGTCGATCCACCTGATGAACTGGGCCTCGGCGGCGGCCCAGGCTTCGGCCGAGAGGTTGGCCAGGTTGGAGATGGAGGCCAGCGGCGGGAACTGCGACAGGGTCGTGAAGTTCCTGGCGGCCTGCTCCTCCTGCCTTATAAACCCGTCGAGCGGGGTCTCCTCCAGCTGCCCGAACTTGGTGGCCGGATCATCACTGAGCAGGAGCGAGGACTGCGTTACCTCGATCGGCTCCGGGATCGGCTCGCCGTCGGTGTCCAGGATCAGATTGCCATCGGCGTCCTTGCGGAAGGACGGCACCAGGCCGGCGGCCCAGCGGACCTTGAAAGCGCCGAAGTCGCTCGTCACGTTGGTGGAGAACGTCGCCTGGTTCAGGCGGTCCTGCAGGGGGATTGCCGGCTTGACGACGCCGCGGGTGCGGCCCTCATCATCCAGGAAGCAGGTGTAGCGGATGACCGGGCACTTCCCCAGCTTGTGGGCGAAGGGCTTGCCCTTGACCCGGAACTTCCCGTCCATGGAGTAGGTCATCTCCCAGCGGTAGACGTCATCCCAGAGGATGGCGAGGCCGGGGATCTTCTCGTCGCGCGGGTAGCTCTTGATCGTCAGCGCATGGCTGGGGCGGATGTCGTTAACCGGATCCCTGAAGTAGGCAACGGTGTGCCTGGTGGACAGGATGTCGAACTTGACTTCCTTCGGGTCCAGGTTGTTGACCGCCACGAAGGCGTGCCCGTAGGTCAGGCACGAGCGGTAGACGATCGCCTGCCGCGAGTCCATGCGGTTTTTTTGCCACAGGACCCACTCCGTATTGGAGTTCTCCGCGGAGTCCTTGGAGTCCTTGCGGTCCAGCTTGCCGGCGGACCGCCGGCGGTAGTCGTCCACGAAGGACATTTGGCTCGGCAAGTTCACCAGCAACGGGATCCAGTTGGCGATGGACCGCTTCTGGAGGTCCCGGATCTGGGCCGTGGCATTGCGGGGGGCGAACGGAAGCAGCTGCTTGCCTTCGAAGTAATCGTGGCACAGGTCGTACTCGACCCTGTCGTGCTGCAGGCACAGGAACATGTCCTCGACCAGCTCCAGATCGAAGCTCCCGGCCTTGACGTCGGGGTTGGCGTAGACCTGGTCCCGCTGCCCACGGGCAAACTCATCCATGGTGGGCAAGGGTTCTCCTAGTGATTAGAACTGATACAGCCGGCGGGTGTACTCCTTGGCCGGCTGCTTGCCGGACTCGGCGAGGGCCACGAGGGCCATGTAGGCGAGGAAGCCGGCGGCAAAACCGTCGATCTTCCTGGGCGATTCACGCGACTCCTTGCCGAAGTACAGGCCGTAGGAATTGGTCCTTCGCTTGGTGTTCAGGACATGCATGCGCATCAGGCGGTCGCCGTTCTGGCGCAGCCGCTTGTCGATGATGGAGCCGACGAAGGCCTCGGTAGTCTGTGAGATCTTGGCCTTGTTGCCGCGCATGTCGAATCCCACGGTGGAGCGGGCGCTGGCCTTGACCAGCAGTTGCTCGCGGTACAGGTCAGCCCAGCCGTCCACCTGTGATTCCCAATAGGCGGTGTCAGCAAAGAAGGCTTGCACCTTATACATCTGGAAGGCGAGGTGGACTTCGGACTCGACCTCTTCCACCGGGACGTGCCACTCCTGGGAGGGGTCCGGGTTCTGCCAGATGCCCAGCGGGACGATGAGATTGTCCGAAATCCTGATCGCAACCAGGGCGGTCGCATCGTCAGTCTTCGATCCGTCGAAGCCCAGGACGACGGCGTCACCCTTGTTCAGGTCACGCTTGTCGCCGTAGCAGCCGGGCTGCAGGATGCCTTCCCACTGTCGGGGCGCAATGAGCGCATCCGCGGAGGCCGTGATCTGGTTGTAAAACATCCGGCGGAAGCGCGTCGGGCTGACGGCGCCGTCCTGCATGGCGGTGACGATGTTGTCAATCGGCAGCCACACAGCATCGCCGCGGATTAGCTCCAGAATGTAAGGAGCCCACTCCTTGGTGAGCGGGCTGTCCGGGTGGGCCTCGCGGCTGAAGTATGCCCAGCCTGAGGCTTCATGCAGCCCGGCCCACACCTTCTCCTGGGCTTCGCGGATCCTCTCGGCCACGCTGTCCTCGCCGGGCTCATATGCATTCGTGATGCAAATGAACCTGCCATCAGTCTTGAGGACGTTGTATGACACGGTTTCGTAGAGGTCCACCCCGCCGCGGGAGGGGGTATAGTGCTGGGTCTCATTAAATGTGACCCATGTGGGCCTGTTTCCTTCCAGCGAACGGCTGGATGAGGAAATTACCTCAAGACGCCTGTTGCCGTGGTAGGCGTAGGCGATCTCCTTCTGGACATCCACTCCACCAAAGGCCGCCCGTGTGCGCTCGGGGATCAGGGACGGGATCAGCGACATGGTGTTCTTCGTCTGGTCGCGGCTGACAGCGGCGATCTGGACCCATGCAGCGGGATGATCCTTGGCGACAGGGTCGCCATTCTCGTCCCAATGAGAGAAGAGGCAGGGGCCGATCAGGTGGACGATCGACAGCACTGCGGCGAGGGGGTCCTTGCCGGCGCCCTTGAGGGCCTGGTAAACGGACTGGCGGTAGTTGAACTTGCCATTCTCATCCACGCTGAACAGCCAGAGGACGAGGCGCAGCTGCTCGTCAGTGAAGATCCATGGGGTGCCGTCCGGGGCTGTCAGCCATTCCGCACACCAGCCGGCGACCTCCCAGCCGATCGTCTTTTCCGGGAGGAGCCAGCTACCGTCAGGGTTTTTCGCCCACAAGGGGCCGATGTCAGTAGGTGGAAATAGGTCCAGTGCCGCCTGGAGCGAGGGCTCGATGCCCTCAAGGTCTAATTCGGCGATGGGGCCTACCTCCTCTGTCTTATGCCAGGAAGGCTAGGCGGGCGCTACTCCAGCCCGAGATTCTTCCGATAGTCACTGATCGCCCTCACGGACGCTGGTGTTTCGAGTTCCTTGGGGTCTTCGAGTTCGATCCGCATCCGGCGGCGCTCCCCCTCGGTCGTTCCCAGGGAGGTCATGTTCTGCAGGACCGCAATCAACATCATCGCCGTCGGCCGCTTGTAGTATTCGGTCAGCGCATCGCATAGGATGCGGGCCGTCTCGTAGTCGGAAAGCTCGTAGTACTCGCGCATCCCGGAGCGGGAGAGCGAGCGGTACCACTGCTTGGCTCGGGGGTGCCAGGCGCTGTCGACGGGGGGGATCTTGTAGGGGACCCGCTCACCCTTGCTCAGGGGTACGCTGCCCTCATTCTCTGGGCGATTACGCCGGGTTCTCTCTTCGCTCCTCTTCGGGAGGGGTCCAGGCATTTAGAAACCTTTTCGTTCAGTGGGTTGGGGAGGACCGTCGATGATCCCGGGCTGCGGCTCCTCGGGGAGCCGGCGGAGCTTGCGGATCTCCGCCCGGGCGGCCTGGACCTCGCGGCCGGTCTTCGCTAAGTGGTGGGGGTTGCAGAGTCCCTGGAGGTTGCCGAGGGAGTGGTCGTCTCCGGGGGTGATGTGGTCGACGTCGGTGGCTGCGTTATTGCAGCGGAAACCGTCTTCGACCAGTTCGCAACGCATCCCGCAGCGCCGAAGCACAACGACCCGCAGGCGTTCCCAATCTGCGGGCAGCCGGCTCTTTCTGTCGGATCCTTGCCAGGCGGGCCGGCTTCGGTCATTGCTCCACCGTGGCACCGGCGGCCAGCTCCTCGATCAGATCCGGCCGGAAGCCGGACCAGCGCCGGCCGTCATTGCCGACCACCACGATGGGCGCCTGCAGCAGGCCCTCGGCCTTGAACTTCTCGACCAGGTCAGGGACGTCCTGGAGCTTCACGGTGTCGTACTCGATGCCTTCCCGCTCCAGCATGTTCTTCGTGAGATTGCACTGGACGCAGGGCCAGGTGGTGTAGACGGTGAGCTTCGGCATGGTTCCTTAGTCGATGTAGAAGTAGCCGCAGTCGATGACCGGGGTCTCGGGACCCGAGGTCAGCTGGGCGTAGATGCGGTAGGTCCCGGGGGTCATCCCGGAGACCATGACGCCGGCCTCGTTGCCGATAACGGCGGCGGGGGTGAAGGTCACGGGACGCCGGCCGTCGGGGACGACGGCAAAGGACAGCCCGGTTGTCACGCCGGCGCCGTTCAGGGTGACCCGGACAGGCTGGAACTCCACGCTTTCGCGCGGGTAGGCGTTAGCCATTGGAGCCCTCCCAACGTTTTAGGGTGATGGATGCGTGGTATCGGCGGGCCGGCAGGCTGCCCGCGGCCACAAGGTGGCCGGTCAGGGCGCCGGAGATGGTGGCGTGCCCGAAGACCGTGCCGCTGGCGATGCCGGCGGGGCTGACAACGGGCGGCAGGAGCGTCAGCGTGGGGGTGCCGAAGGCCGCCGCCGGAGGGATCCCGGTCGGCGTGACGGTGAGGATGCCCGCCACTGCGGGGGTGCCGAACAGCTCGCCGGTGGCGAGGCCGGCAGGGTCCAGCTCCAGGGCGGTGGAGATGGTCAGCTCGCCGAAGGCCTCGGCTGATCCGATGCCGGCAGGGCTGATGGAAGTCGGGGAGCCGCTACTGCCGATGACCGCGGTGCCGAAGGCTTCTGCGGGCAGGATACCTGTTGCCGTGACCTGCAGGGCCGCCGATACTGACAACGCTCCGAAGGCTTCGGCCGAGGGGACCCCGGAGGGCGATGCCGTCAGTGACGCGGCGACAGTGGCCGTACCGAAGGCCTCGCCGGAGGCGATGCCGGCAGGGGAGGCGGTGAGCGAGGCGCTGAGCGCAGCGCCGCCGAAGGCCTCACCGGAGGCGATGCCTCCAGGGGAAACCGCAAGCGTGGCGGAAACCCCCGCGGTGCCGAAGGTCTCTCCACTGGAAATGCCGGCCGGACTGACCGTGGTCGCCGGATTGGGGTCGACGTCGGTGATCGTGACGTCGGAGTAGTAGGCCCCGCCGTTGAAGTGGCTGGACGGGAAGAAGTCGGTCGTCCCGTAGTCATACGAGCCCTGGCCGTTGCCCAGGGCGTCCGCTTCGGATGGCCGGATTACGGGACCCTGGGTCAGGGTCGTCTGTCCGGCACCGTCGTGGAAGTACGCGCCGGTAGCGGCGTAGCTGCCCTCGGGGTGCCGGGTGGCAATCCGGTAGCGGAGGTTGGCCGTGAGCCGGAAGGGGGTCGGGAGCGTGTAGGTCACCCAGTCGCCGGGCGTGTGGGTCGGCATGCTGAACGGCCCGGCCACCATGGTTCCGGTCGTGCCGTCAGCGGTGGACCACAGACTCATGACGCGGGTATTTTGTTCCTGGTTTGTCGACGCCAGGTAGCGGACCTGGGTCACCCAGCATGCCGATGTCACGTAGAACTCAGTGCCCAGGACGATGGATGATCCGGGCTCAAACCCCGTGAGCTGCGGGGCGGCAATGGGGAAGAGGTTGTAGCCCGTGTTACCACCGGTGACCACGGCTGCGCCGAAGGCCTCGCCGGAGGCGATGCCGGTGGGGCTGGCTGTCAGGGTCGCACTGACCGCCGCCGTGCCGAAGGATTCCGCTGTCGCAATCCCTGAGGGGGAGGCCGTCAGCGTGGCGCTCACGGCCGCGGTGCCGAAGGCTTCGCCGGAGGCGAGGCCTGCCGGGCTGCACGTCAGCGTGGTGCTTACGGTCGCCGTGCCGAAGGCCCCTGCGGTGGCAATCCCCGAAGGGGAAGCCGTCAGGGTTGCGCTGACGGCTGCGGTGCCGAAGGCCTCCGCTGTCGCAAGCCCCGAGGGGGAAACCGTCACGCCGCCGGATGCCGGGACGAGGTAGAACACGGCGGCTGCGCCGTTGGAGTTCGACGTGCTGGCCGTGGAGGTGTAGGTGTTCGATCCGGCGGATGCCGTCCCGGCGGCGAGCTGCACCGAGAAGTAGGCTGTAGCCGTGTTCCCGACGTCGAGTAGCTCGGTCAGGGCGGAGTCGGGGGTCCAGGTGTTGCTTGCAATGGTTCCGCGGGTCGTGGAGAACATCACCGCATGGCGGCCTGTGCCGGCCGTGACCGTCACAGGGTACGTGGTGCCGGCGGAAGGCCTGGTGTAGGTTCCCCAGCCGTCGCCCGGGGTGGTGGTGTCCACGCCCGGCCAGCTCACACATAGGCCCTGGACGCGGGCGGTGGTGGTCCAGGACACCGTCACGGACGTGTCGCCGGACTGCTTCACGCGCCAGAAGACGGCGGTGTGGGCCCGGGTCTGGTCGACCTGGTTATAGAGGGTCCACCCGGTCGGGGCGGAGAGCGAGGTCTGGGTATCGGAGATACCGACGATCGCCCACATGACGTCGCCGACGGCCGCACCCGAACAGTCGAGGGCGATGCTGGTGACGTTGGAACCGGCCACCGCTCCTTGTAGGGCTGTGCCGACCCATGGTGTACCAATTGCCACGGGTCAGCTCCTATCTACGTTGTGCCCAAGTGCTAAAGCTTGAAGATCTTGTTGGAACCGTTGTCCCACGCCACGCTGATGTCGCCGCCATTGGGCACCGCAGGCAGGTTCGTGGCGGTATCAATCCAGCCGATCAGGCGCTGCGCGGAGCTGGCCACATCCGCTCCGCCGGTCACGGCGCTGGACTGGAAGATCAGCAGCGAGTGGTTCGAGGAGTTCGACGCCACCGCGGAGAAGGTGATGTCCGCGGCATCCGCGACACCGCCGGTGACCGTCTTGGAGGACAGGGCGGCGGAGGTGGCCGCCAGGACGCCGGAGTTGCTGGTGACATCGGAGACCCATTTATGTCCCGCGCTGAAGGTGTAGCCGCGGACGAGGGCCACCTTGATCACCGCAGTGTCCCAGTCGATCTCGCCAGCGAGGAAGCCTTCACGGCCTGCGTCAAAAAGGGCGTTAGCCATGGTGTGTGCTCCTATGGAGGTGAATGTGGGTGAATCTTGTGAGTTTGGTGAATCTTATGAGTTTGGTGACCAGCGGAGGCTGATGTGACTGCGGTCTTCCCAGTCGATGTGGGACGGCTGCCAGCCGGCGTGCAGCTCCGGCTCGGTGGTGAAGGAGTGCGCGTGCTCGATGTGGGCGAAGTTGTTGCCCTCCGCGTGCGGTTCCTCGGCGCCGGCACCGGCCAGCTTTTCAAAAGCTGTTGCTTCGATCCAGGCGCAGATTGCTGCGTACAGACGCATTGTTCCCCTCCAAAGTTGTGGCACTGTCAAGCGGGGCCGGGCTGCCGGCCCCGCTTGACAGGCAAGGCGGGTCCTTGTTGGGGGGACCTGCGTGAAAACCCCGGTTCGCCTCACGACGATCCACTGGCCGGCCGTCCACCATACGGGGGCAATCTCCGAACCGTGCCAGCGTAGCTGGCGGTTGCGCCGTAACCCTGGCGCGGAAGATAGGTGCTCCTTTCGACCAAAGGCTTTTGTTTCCTA